CGGTTCGGCTGATCTGACCCTGGCGAAACTGATCGAGGCCAAGAAGATTCTTGACCTGGCATCGGTTGACCCGTCGATCCCTCGGCATATCGCCGTGGGCCCAGACCAGATCGAGGCGCTGCTCAACAGCACCACGGTCACCAGCTCTGACTTCAACACCGTCAAGGCGCTGGTACAAGGTGAGATCAACACGTTCATGGGCTTCCAGTTCCATGTTTCGACTCGCCTTGCAAAGTCTGGAAACATCCGCACCTGCTTCGCTTGGGCTGAAGACGGGATCAAGATGGCCATGGGCAAGGATGTCATGAGCCGCATCGAGGAACGCGCTGACAAGTCGTATTCGACTCAGGTCTACTACTGCGCCACATTCGGGGCTACCCGGATGGAGGAGGAGAAAGTGGTCCAGATCGATTGCGACGAGAGCGCATAAGGAGGGCATGAGAGATGGCTACTGTATATAGCACCCAGCGTACTACGCTGACTCAAGATGACCCTTCTGGCTTCGTTCAAGCCAATGAGCTTGCGGGTAATGTCCGCGTTGCATACGGCACATATGAGGCATCTTCGCTCGCGTCTGGTGACGTGATCGAGATGTTTGCTCTGCCGAATGGCGCGCGCATCCTGCAGGGTCAGCTGGCTCACGATGCTCTCGGGGCTTCGACCACCCTGTCTGTTGGCTATGCAGCTCACACAGACAGCAGCGGCTCTGCAGTTTCTGCATCTGCTGCTGCCTACAAAGCTGCAGCTGCTTCGACTTCGGGACAGATCGTGGACATTGCTGCCACGCTCGCTCTGCTGAATGGCGAAGAGGTTGACGCCAACGAAGACGGCAAAGTCGTAACGGTAACGATGGGCGGCGCCGCTGGCACCGGCACCATCGCCGTGACGATGCTGTACGTCATCGACTAACGCTAAGGGGCGGCTCCGGCCGCCCCTTTTCTTGCACGAGGGAAAAACATGGCATCGGTTGTCGATATCTGTAATTCAGCGCTGAACATGATCGGCGCCTCGAACATCATCAGCCTCACTGAGGACAGTAAGGCTGCGCGTATCTGCAATCAGCGCTATAACTTCCTGCGGGACTATGTGTTCCGCTCACACCCCTGGAATTGCCTGATACAGCGGACTACCCTGGCACCAGACACCGCCACGCCGGCTTTCGAGTTCGAGAAGCAGTTTACGCTGCCCACCGACCCGTATTGCTTGCGCGTCCTGGCCCTGGATGACCCTGATATCATTTTCCGCATCGAGGGCCGTAAGCTCCTCACAGATGAATCCACAATCAAGATGAAGTATGTCGGCCGGGTCACAGACCCCCAGCAGTACGACACGCTGCTGATCGAGACCCTGGCTGCAGCGCTTGCAGCTGACCTGGCTTACCCCCTGGTCGGCAGCGCGACACTGGGCGCGAATATGAATGTGTTCTACCAGGAGAAACTCAAGGAGGCTCGCTTCGTGGATGCCACCGAGGACAACCAGATCAACACCTCGGACACCAGCATCTCGCAAAACTTCTCGGCTGATACCTTTATCAATTCGAGGCTCTGATGGCCAAGGCATCCCCTAGCTTTAGCAACTTCACAGCCGGTGAGCTGAGCCCCCGCCTGGACGGGCGCACAGATCTGCAGAAGTATTTCAACGGCTGCAAGACTCTTGAGAATTTCGTTGTGCACCCGCATGGCGGAGCAAGCCGGCGACCTGGCAGCATCTTTGTCCGCGAGGTCAAGAACAGCGCGAACAACGCCAGGCTGATCCCCTTCGAGTTCAACGTCGAGCAAGCCTATATCCTGGAGTTTGGCGATCAATACTTTCGGATCCACAAGGATGGCGGCACGGTTGTAACTGGCAGCCCGGCAGCCCCTGTCGAGGTCACAACCCCGTATCTGCACACAGAGCTGGATGATCTCAAGTTTACCCAGTCGGCGGACGTGATGTATATCGTCCACCCTAATCACGCGCCCAGGAAGATCACACGCACCAGCCACACGGCCTGGACCATCACCGTTGTCGATTTCCAGCGCGGCCCGTTCCAGGACGCAAACACAGACAGCACGACCCTGACGGCCTCAGCTCGCACTGGCAGCGTCACGATCACAGCCAGCGCTGATACATTCGACAGCGATGATGTTGGACGCCTGGTCAAGCTACATCACGGTTTCGCAAAGATCTCCGCTTATACATCAGCTACATCTGTCACTGCTGCGGTGCAGGAGACAGCTGATGGCAGATCAGAGCTCGAGCCAAGCTACACGGCCACAACGATCAGCTTTCATGAGGGAGACCCCTCAGCCACCGGCCTCGAGCATAATGACCGGATCCAGGACAGCGCTGGTAATTTTATCGCCCAGGGTTTCGAGGTCGGGATGCGGATTTCGACATCAGGCGCATCGAACAGCCACAACAACCAGTCTAATGTTCTTATCGTCCAGGTCACAGATGACAGCATTTTGATCTCGCCGTCTGGTGACTTCAACAATTCGGGTGCTGGCGATTCCATCACAATATCAGGTGATCTGAACGCTGACAGCAATTTTGCCCTGGGGGCTTTCTCGGCCACTACAGGCTACCCAGCAGCGATTACTTTCTATGAGCAGCGCCTGGTCATGGCATCGACCACTGAGCAGCCGCAGACAATCTTCTTCTCGGTAGGCGGCAGCTTCGAGGATTTCACAGCGGGCATAGGCCCGTCTGACGCGCTGACCTACACCCTGGGGTCAAACCAGGTCAACGTGATCCGGTATCTCCAGGCCGGCAGGGTTCTTCTGGTGGGCACGTCCGGCGGTGAGTTTGTTGTGACGAGCTCCGAAGACGCGCCGCTGAGCCCGACCAACGCAGTGGTCAAGCGCCAGGCAACCTATGGCTCGGCAAACATCCAGCCGGTCCAGGTCGCCAACGTGACGCTGTTTGTGCAGCGCGCCAGGCGCAAGCTGCGTGAGCTGGTGTTCGATCTGAACACAGACAGCTACCAGGCGCCGGACATGACGCTCCTGGCTGAGCACATAACCGAAAGCGGCATCAAGGAGATGGCGCTGCAACAGGAGCCGGACAATGTTGTCTGGTGCGTCCTGGAGAACGGCAAGCTCGTGGGCATGACTTACCGGCGCGAAGAGAACGTGATTGCCTGGCACGAGCATACGATTGGCGGCGCCTTCGGCTCGGACAGCTTCGGTCATGTCGAGAGCGTTGCATCAATCCCTGGCAGCCTGGATGAGGATGCCACTTACCTGGTGGTAAAGAGGACGATCAATGGAGCAACTAAGAGATTTGTTGAATATTTTAATTTCTTTGATTTCGGAGACAATATCCTTGACGCCTACTTTGTCGATTCCGGTCTGACCTACACCGGCTCCGCAGCGACATCGATCAGCGGCCTGGATCATCTCGAGGGCGAGACAGTGCGGATCGTGGCCAACGGCTCGACGCACCCAGACAAGGTCGTGAGCAGCGGATCTGTCACGCTCGACTTTTCGACAACAAACGCGCATATCGGCCTCGCCTACACCTCGACGCTGCAAACCATGCGCCTGGACGCCGGCGGCACAGAGGGCACCAGCCAGGCAAAGATCAAGCGGATCCATGACGTGACGCTGCGCCTGTTCCGCACAGTCGGCGCAGAAGTCGGCAGCTCAACCTCCGAGCTGGATCGCATCCCGTTCCGCAGCTCCGCCGACGAAATGGACACGGCCTTGCCCCTGTTCACCGGCGACAAGGAAGTCGAGTTCCGGGGTGGCTTCGACACCGACGCTTTCATAGTGGTCCGGCAGAGCCAGGCCATGCCGATGACGATCTTGTCAATCTTCCCGAGGCTGATAACCTTCGACCAATGAACGCGATACCTTACGAGGCAGCTCATCTGGAGCAGCTCATGGCCGGCAATCTTAATGCCGGCGCCGAGCGCCTGGGCTACATGATGAATTACGCTCACCGGCTCGAGCAGCCGGACTGGGCTTACACAATAGTAGATGACGGCCAGGTGCTGTTCTGCACTGGCATCATGGATATGTGGCCTGGAACCGGAGAGGTCTGGTTCATTGGCAGCCAGGAGATCCATAGACGGCCCAGGGCGGTCATTGAGTTCTGCCGCAGGGAAATGCGCTTCTGTGCAAAGGAGCGCGGCCTGTGGCGCATCCAGGGCGTTTGTAGGGCTGACTGGCCCCAAGCGCTCCGCTTTGCCGAGTTCTTCGGTTTTCGCAACGAAGGCCTGATGCGCCGTTACGGCCCAGAAGGCTCAGACTATTACAGAGTGGCATGGTTCCCAGATGAGCATTGAAACAGCTTTATTTGCAGCTGCTGCCGGCAGCACAGTCCAGGCATATGGGCAATACCAGCAAGGGAAAACCCAGCAAGCTGCGTATAATTTCAATGGTCAGATAGATGAGCGCAACGCTCTGGCGGCCGAGCAGCAAGCCGAGCAGATCAAGATCGCCGCCGGCCTTGAGGCAATCAAGTTCCGCAATCAGTTCCAACGCCTCCAGGACGCAACCGCCCAAGCCAACCGCTACAACGGCTGGATGGCTGACGAAGGCACCCCGCTTCTGGTCTCCCTGGCCAACGCCACCGAGGCCGAGGAAGAGCTAGCAATCATGGACTACAACGCTCAGCTGGGCGCTGCCCAGGCTGAGGAAAGCGCTGTCCAGTCCAGAATGTCGGCACAGCTTAATCGCATGTACGGCACGGCGGCTCGTCGCGCCGGCGTCATCAATGCCGGCAGCAGCCTCCTGGCCGGTGCGTCCAACATCAGCTACATCAGGGCAACGGCATGAGGGTTCCAACCTACCAGGCGCAAGGCAAGCGCAGCGCTGAAGTATCTGCCCAGCAGATGAGTGTACGCGCCAATCCTGGCGCTCTATCGGCAGAAAGCCAGGCTCTGGCAAATTTTGGACAGACTGCCGCCAGGGCAGGGACACAATGGTACGAGCAGTCGCTCAAAGCCAAGCGAGGTGCTGACCTGGCTGGGGCTGAGTCTGCTCTGGCGACTGAGCTGCGTGACATCGAAATGAAATCGATGAACACCAACCCGGACGATGTTCCAACGCTCTACAAGCAGGAAACTGCGGCAGCTGTCGCCAAGATCGTCCAGGGCATCCAGGATCCAGTGGTTCAGCGACGGTTCAAGTCTTCTGCCGGCACTGCGGTTCTCAATAAAAGTGTAAGTGTATTTAAGGAAGCTAGAGTTCGTGGCATAGATGGTCAAATCGCCACCTATGACCAGAACATTGAGCAACTGGTAAACGTGATTGCAAATGGCAACCGAGCAGAGGCACACGCTGCCAGGGTAAAACTGTTCGGCGGCAAACTGCCAGACGGGTCTCAAACTGCCGGCATCTTTGAAGAAATGTCTGGGGCCGGGTATATAAAAGCCTCCGACGTTTTAAGCCGTCGCCAGGACGCAGAGCAGCGCATTGACTACCTGGGGGCTCAAAGCATCATCAACGGCATTGCCATACGGCGCGACCCAACTGATGCAGAAAACTTTTTGATTACGCTGCAAGACCCCAAAAACTTCCCCAACATGAAGCCGGAGAAGCGGGAGCAGCTCATCAACAGGACCAACACCCTGGCCATATCGCTAACACGAGCAGCAAACGCCGAGGCCGCCAAAGCCGATAAGGCCGCAGCGAAAGAGCTAAAGACCACCCAGGACACAAATTTCGCAGACCTGATGAGCTCGGTCCGCAACGCACAGCAAGGCGTTGCTGGTGCACAGATGCCAACGATCCTTGATGTCATCGAGCATCAGGGCAACCGGACTCTGCGAGCTGAGCAAGTCACCGCCCTGGAGAAAGCCATCCTGGGGCAAGATGCGCCGGCTACCGACACCCGTGTCATGGCCAGCTTCTATGCCAGGCTCGATCAGGCTGTTGACCAGGACGAAGTAGACGCCGTGATGAACGACGCTCTCAAGCATCTGGGCCCGACCGGCGATATCAAGCTGACTGACTATCTGTCTCTCAACAGCTATAGCAACAGCTTGATGGAAAAGACTCCGCTGGCCAGGGACATCAAGAAGCACAGAGGCTATCTGAGGACAGCTATCGGTGATAGCGACACCAGCTTTGGCACACAGTTCGACCCAGAGTTCATGGGCCAGCTGAGGGCCGACGCTATGAAAACCTTTGATGACCTTGTGCATGAAGGCGTCGAAGACGCGCTAACGCCAGAGGAAGCGTACAACGAAGTCCTGCGGATGTTTAACGACGCAAAGACGCAGCAGCTGACGTACCTGGCGCCGAGCTCAACTGTCCTCGACCTAATCGCCTCTCGTAATCCGACAGCAGCTAACAAGCTGAGCAGCTTTAGCAAGTGGTCGCCAGAGGACATCCAGGCTGCAGCCGAGCTGGTATCTGCCTCTCGGGATCTAACACCCAGGCAAAAGATCCTCGAGCTGGAGACATTGCAGTTTATTGGTGAGGCAGTGCTTGAGCGCATCCAGTCAATGGACCCGTCAAACGATGGCACATTGAATGAGGATGCTGGCGCCGGCGGCGTCACTGACGGGTCTCAAAAGAAAGGCATCCTGGAGCGACTTGGTGATGCTTTGACAGGCGGGGGCCAGACTAGCGGCGACCGATTGTCAGCTATCGAGGAGAGAGGCTGATGCAGCAGAATGACCCGACCGAGCGTTTCGTAGTTTCTCGTCATCAGCGGCGCGGCAAAGCTCTCTACGAGCAGATGCATTTCATGAACAGCGAAATGCCGATTGACGTTGACTATGTCTACGACAACGACATCACAGATCCTGGCAGACCGTCAGCTCCAACCGAAGAAGAGCTGATCGCGGACCCGCAGTTCCAGGCAGCTGCTAAGGTGGTGTATGACGCTTTTGGCGGAGAGGGCCAGGCTGACAAGCAATATGGCACCCTGGTCGGCCAGCAGCCTCCCAAGTCCCGAGAGGACTTTGCGAAGTGGGGCATGGAGTTCATGGGGTGGTTCAACTACAACCTCCCGCAAATGGGCTTGATTAGCTACCAGGCCAGCCAGCTGCCGGAAGGTGGCAACGAGCGTTATGCTTTGTTCGAGCTGATGAAGCTGTATGACGAGAAGCAAGTGTCCTGGTCTGGCACACGTCGATTCTGGACTGGAGTGCTCACAGATCCTTCGACATATGTGGGCCTGGGCACATTTGGCATTGGAGTGGCTGGTCGCACTGGTGTTAAGACAGCGACAAAGGCTGGCCTCAAAGAGATCCTCAAGCGTAGCGCTGGCACGGCAGCCTCGCTTGAGGCTGCAGCTTACGGCGCAGCTGACGACATTATGCGACAAAAAGTGAAGATTGGCGCAGGGGAGCAAGGTGAGCTCGACTTCACGCAAACGGCAGCAGCAGCAACGACATCTGCGTTGCTGGGCGGCGCGATTGTCAAAGGCGGTCAGTTCCTGGTAGATCAGCTGCCGACTAACCGGCTGATGGCAAAAGTCTATGACGGGGCCGAAGAAGCCCAGGCTGACCTGGTAAACTTCCTCAAGGAGTTTTCTGAGCGGCCTATCGAAACAGACGAAGCAGTCGTCATACCAGAGAACCAGCCGAAGGTCGCTGATCCTGGAATCAAGAAGCCTGAGACAGCCAAGGCAAAGATCTCTCGCAAAGGGTACAAATCGCCCGAAGACCTGGCTGATATCGTCAGGGCCGGCATTGCTGTGGATCGGCCCGATGAGGCTGAGGCCTTGGTCAAGAAAATTAGCGAGACATTCGAGATCGATGACGAGGGCTGGACCGCATATCCAGGCGGTTACTTTGACCGCAAGGTTGTTGTCACTCTGCCTAACGGCAAGAAGGGCGAGCTGCAGATCTGGTCTAAGGAGATCAGTGACGTGAAAGAAAAGATGCACGAGGTCTACACCCAGGCTCGTGACATCGAGAAGGATCCGAAGCAGCAAGACCGCTATCAGAACCTCCTCAAGGAAAGTGATGCTATTGCAGCCCAGGCCCTGACGGCCGGCGCTGCGGTCTGGCAGCCAATCTACGACCAGATCGGCCTGGCGGTCCCTGGCTTGTAATCAACGCCTCTAAAAGGTAGGATTATCAAATACAATGTCGATTGATCCCGATGCACCCGAGACCCTGGCAAATCAGGTCGGTCTAGCTGGTGGGCTGCTCGAGCCTCTTACTGGGGCGGAGCTGGCGCAACCCGACCCTGGCGCTCTCGAATTTAGCCTCACACCCGACTCTGAGTTCGATCTCCTTGCTCCTATCAAAACTGTTCCCCAGGACGAGATCCAACTCGCCATGTCTGGTCCTATCAGCGCAAAGCTGGCCAGGCTCATAGGCTTCGATTTTAGTGGCACTTTTGGCGATGCTGCCAAGAAGGTCGATGACATGGTGGCCAACCGAGGCAACCTGGACACCACCGGCCGGACAGACATCGAGGGTGAGGAGATCACCTTTGAGGACGGCATGTATGCGCCATACGAGCGTGGCAGTGTTTTGCCTAACTTGCGCGCCGAAGGTACAGTTCCCAATCTCCGCTTCGAGCCTCCTAAGCTGGCGGATGAGGAGAAGGCCGGCCTCGTAATCGAGGGCATTGACAAGGAGGTCGAGATCCAGCCTGACGGTATGCTGGATGATTTCCGAGCTGTCGGATCCAGGGGCGATGAGAAGATCCCCGACGAGGGCCGGGTTCTTAGCACCATCCAGTCGATCAGCGGCACTTACGCAGGAAAGATCAACGAAGCCAAGCGCGGCGAGATCACCACCGAAGCCACCAGGCAGATGGCTGATATCCTGGGCATGAACCCCAACAAGCTGGCAAAGGCAATCTTGGGGCGCAATCAGGGCCAGGTAATTCAGATGACAGGCCCAGATGGCAAACCGCTTGGCCTGGCAGAGACCATGTTGGCCGCCAGGGATCTCCTGGTTACTGAGATCAAGTATCTGGACGAGCTGGCGAAGAAAGCCGAGACCGGCACCAACGAAGATGCGCTGCGCTTCCGCGAGCAGCTTGAGCTTGTCGCCCAGCTGCAGATGCAGATTAAAGGATCGCAGACAGAAATCGCCAGGGCTTTGGGGCAGTTCAAGATCCCGGCTCGAGGTGGCCAGGCTGGCCAGGACATCGAGGCCAGGTCTGCAGATGTAAACACCTTGCTCGAGGAGTTTGGCGGGGCTGAGGATGTCCGGCTGATGGCCAGGGCTTACAACGAAGCCGGATCTGTGGCCGACCGCGCTGCAGTGACCAGGGGTGGCAGCAAGTTCAAGAAATTCAACGACGCTTTCTATGAGGCCTGGATCAACATCCTGCTCAGTAACCCGATCACCCATGTAAAGAACAATGTGGGCAACATCCTCATCATGACCGCTCATGTGGGCGAGACGGCAATGGCTGCTACAGCAGGATCCGCCAGGAGAGCTCTGGGTGGTGAAGGCGGCGTCCATTTCGGTGAGGTACAGGCGCAGCTGTTTGGCGCCATGATGGCTATCCAGGACGCCTGGTCGGCTTCTGGCAAGTCATTCCGCACAGGAGAGGCGCCGGTTCTGGGCACGAAGATTGACGGGCAGCGGGGCACCCGGCCGGTCAGGGCTTTCTCAGCCGAGGGCTTTGAGGCTCAGGGCATGGCCGGCGTAGCAGCAGATTTCCTGGGTAATGTGTTTACCCTGGGCAGGATCCCGACTCGGATGCTCGAGTTTGAGGACACCTTCTATAAGGTGGTGGCGCAGCGCATGAGCCTTTACCAACAGGCGTATCGACAGGCTCATTCAGAGGGGCTGACCGGCGATGCATTGAGCTCCAGGATTGCTGAGTTTGTGTATGACCCGCCGGCGTCGGCGATCAAAGAAGCTGACGCTCATGCCAAGTATGTGACTCTGCAAACCGATCTGGACTCGGCCGGCAAGGCTCTTAATGGCGTCCGCAAGATCCCAATGATGCGGTATTTCTTGCCGTTCTTTAAGACGCCATACAACGCTGCTAAGTACGCAATGGTAGAGCGCTCACCGATTGGGATGTTCTACGGCGAAAGCGCTAGAGCAATCAAACGAGGCAAGGCTCCAGGCGCATCCCCAGCTGACAAGGCTGCAGCTGATATGGCGCGCACCAGGATCTACATGGGCAGCGCAACCATGATGATGGTCGGCATGATGGCAGCGAATGGCCAGGTGACCGGCGCCGGCCCAGCTGACCCAGATCTGCGAGCCGCGCTACGGCGCCAGGGCTGGCAGCCCTACTCTATTCGGATAGGCGATCAGTATCTAAGCTACGCAGGAGCTGAGCCGTTCTCCACAATCATGGGCCTGGCTGCTGATGCTGCTGAGCTGGGCATGAGCTCGAGCCTGGACGGCGAAAGCTGGGAACGAGTGCTGATGGCTTCGTCAGGCGCGATTGCTTACAACATGACGAACAAGACCTTCTTGCAAGGTTTTTCCAACATGGTGGCTACGCTCAACGATCCTGGCCGGTACGCTAACGGCACCCTGGAGAGCTTCCAGCGCTCACTGGTCCCACGGGTTGTCGCTCAAGGCGAGCGGCTGCAGGATCCGATTGTCCGCGATGCGCGCAGTGTGATTGACCAGCTCAAGAGCCAGGTCCCGTGGCTAAGCAACAGCTTGCCGGCTCGCCGCAATTTCTGGGGGCAAAAAATCGCACTGGCCCCTGCGCTGGGCCCTGATGTTCTCAGCCCGATCTACAGCTCAGTCATCGGCCCCAACCCGGCCGCAGCTGGCGAGGATTCGGCACAGCGGACCTTCGAGCTCGATCAGATGTTCGTGGCCCTGCGCTGGGGCCCTGGGAATCATCCAGATGTTTTTTCAAGCGAAGGCGTCAAGGTTGGCCTTACGCCTCAAGAGGTGGAGCGGTTCCATATGTATGCCGGCGCCAGGTCGCTTGAATTGATTGAAGATGTCGTTGCTAACGAAAACTTTCAGCGGTTCTACAAGATTTGGGACGATGAGGTAAACAAGGGCGGGGCGCTGGCCCCCAGCGTAGAAGCTCAGCAAGCCAGGGAGCTGGCCATCGACATGCTGACCACGGCGGTCACAGCTGCCAGGGCAAAGGCTCGTGAGGATCTGTACAACGACGAAAAGTACGGGCCTGACATCGAAGCGGCCGCAAACGAGTACATCGGGATCCTTCAAGAAAGGAACAACCAGGTAAGGGATATGCTGCAATGACGGTATCAACCACCACCAACAAGGTGAGCTACAGCGGCACTGGCAGTCAGACTGTCTTTGCTTATGGCTTCAAGATCTTTGCTGACGGCGACCTGGATGTGTACATCCGGGACACCAATGGCACCGAGACCCTGCAGACTATCACCACGCACTACACCGTTTCGGGAGCTGGCAGCGATAGCGGCGGAAATGTGACCTTCGTCACAGCTCCTGGCTCGACCGATACAGTCGTGATCCAGCGCAAGCTCGACCTGACGCAGGGCACGGATTATGTAGCGAATGACCCGTTCCCGGCCGCCAGTCATGAAGATGCGCTGGATCGACTGACGTTTATCACACAACAGATCCAGGAGGAAGTGGATCGTTCTATCAAGGCGTCAGTCACGAACACGATCAGCTCATCTGAGTTCGCCATCAGCGCAAGCGACCGGGCCAACAAGATCTTTGCTTTTGATGCGTCGGGTGACCTGGCTGTCACGCAAGAGATCGGCACGTTCCGGGGCAACTGGGCGGCAAGCACCGACTATGAGCAGCGTGACCTGGTCAAGGATACCAGCACAAATAACATCTTCATCGTCAACACAGCTCACACGAGCTCAGGCGCTCAGCCCCTGACCACCAATGCCAACAGCGCTAAATATGACCTGATCGTTGATGCTGCATCCGCAACGACATCAGCAACAACGGCGACGACCCAGGCAACAGCGGCTGCTGCAAGCGCAACGGCTGCGGCTGCGTCTGAGAGCGCCGCTGCCACGTCCGAGACAAATGCCGCGACAAGCGAGTCCAACGCCTCTACTAGCGAGACTAATGCGGCCACAAGCGCCACCGCTGCCGCGTCGAGTGCCACGGCTGCTTCGACAGCACAAACCGCTGCTGAGACAGCCCAGGCCGCTGCTGAAACTGCCGAGACAAACGCCGAAACTGCCGAGACAAATGCGGAAACAGCACAGACTGCGGCAGAGACAGCACAGACCGCCGCTGAGACGGCACAGACGGCTGCTGAGACGGCTGAGACTAATGCTGCTACTTCGGCAACCACAGCGACCACAAAGGCGTCAGAGGCGGCTACAAGCGCCACCAACGCGGCAACCAGCGCCACGTCTGCCTCGACTGCCCAGACCGCTGCTGAGACAGCTCAGACAGCGGCAGAGACTGCACAGGCAGCAGCAGAGCTTGCGGCTGATAATTTTGATGACACCTATCTCGGGGCGAAGTCATCTGATCCCACGGTTGATAACGATGGCGACGCGCTGACTGCTGGTGATCTGTACTTCAACACAACCTCTGACCAGCTCAAGTACTACACAGGTTCTGCATGGGTGGCGATTGCACCTGGCATTGCCAATGTCTCTGAGGACACCACCCCGCAACTTGGCGGCGACCTTGATGTCCAGACTAATTCGATTGTCAGCACATCAAACCGCGACATCAACATCTCGCCCAATGGCACCGGCACAGTCGTCATCAATACCGACCTGGATGTTGACAACATCAACATCAATGGGAACACCATTTCGTCGACCGACACCAATGGTGACATCAACCTCACGCCCAACGGCACTGGCGATGTCGTTCTGGGCGGTGATGTTAAAATTGGCGACAGTGATGTTCTGTATATTGGAGACGGCCTAGATCTACAGATCCAGCACAGCGGGGCTGGGTCTTTTATCACTGACGCAGGCACTGGCGATCTTCACATACGCAGCGATGACGCCCTCAGAATACAAAACACGGCTGGTTCGGAGAACAAGGCAGTATTTACATCGAATGGTGCAGTCACTCTGTACCATGATAACTCGGCTAAAATCTCAACAGCATCAACTGGCATCCACGTCACCGGAAACGTGGATGCCAGCGGCACTGTCTTTGGCACCAATCAGATTCTGCAAGTCAAGAAGGTTACGCTGTCTTCGACGACACAACTGACATCTTCTGGCGCAGCGCATGAACTAAGCACCAGCTTGCGCTTGGCAATCACGCCGAAAGCGTCTGACAGCTTGCTGTATCTAAACTTTTTCGCACCCTTTACCTATCCCAACAGCAACAATTTGCAATATGCCTACTTTTACAATGTGACTGGCACAGCGGCGGTGGGCATCCCAGCAGCAGGCGGCAGTCGAATGGCAACAACATGGCACAAGCGCACAACCGCCTTTGATGCCAACGACATGGACACCCTGAACATGCACGCTGTCATCACAGCCGACAATACCAATGCTAGGACTTACACGATCTATCACCGCACTGAGGGTGCGGTTGCTCAGTTTTTACAATCAACTCTCAGTAGCGCAGCAGGAACCAACACCGTTGCGTTCTTCTGGATCATGGAGGTAGCAGCCTGATGGCACAAGACAGTCACAGACACGCCGCGATTTATGCGCTTCACGATAACGTCGCCTATGTCGTGGGCGATGAGAACGGCGTCAAGGCATATGACGCAAACGATCAGGAGGTCGCCTACGACAGCGCCGCCGTTGAGACAAAAGCATCTCAGGTTGAGGCTGATGAAAACTTGGCTGCGCTTCGCGTTGAGCGAAACAAGAGGCTGGTCGAGACAGACTACTGGGATGCGTCAGACACGCCTGCAATGTCTCAAGCTCAGATCGACTACCGGCAGGCTTTGCGTGACATCACTGACAATGCCACCAGCCTCGATGATGTAACATGGCCGACCAAACCATGAGCAAGCCTACCGTCACATCCATCAAAGCTGAACTCGACACCCATGAGGCGGTGTGCGCCGAACGCTGGAAAGAAACCATCCTGCGTATCAAGCGCATTGAACACATTATGATCGGCACTGCTGGCACAACAATCCTGTTACTGGTGGGAATCATACTGAATGGATGATCCATGTGTTCTTGCTGTTTGTGTATGTAGGTGTTGGTGAGGATAAGCGGCTCATTAGCAATGATATGTATTTCCGCAGTGTTGATGACTGCGTGTACTTTGCACAACGGCTGCACAAGCAAGGCTCGAACA